CCGTCCGTCGGAAAGTCTCGGCTTTTGGTGTATTCATTGAAAGCAGAGGCGGTCAGATACGGCCGGCCTTGGTCAATCTCGCCAAGTGCAAACCATGCCGACTCGAACAACTGCCGCGCCCCTGCCGGGACTTTTGTATCTTCTTCCTTGCCTTCTGGTGCGTCTGCCTGCACGACGACCGCCGACGTTACTGGCTCGCCATCCTCATCAATCCACGGAAGCTGTACTGGCGTGATTGTCATGTAGACAGGCGCGGTTAGCTCTGCATCCTTGCTCTTGCGCTGCACGACCTCAAGCGGAGCGCCGTCCTTTCCTGGTACTACGCTGATCTCGATATCCAGCGCGCCGCGCCAGGCAGAGGATCCACGCGCCCGGTGCTGTGCTTCATCGGATACGCCGGTGTGGTGAACCAGCACGACGGAGCAACTAAACTCCATCATCAGGCTAGAACAGGCGTCTAGCATTGTCTTAGCGTCCTGCGCGCTGTTTTCGTCGCCATTCAGAAAGCGGTGAAGGGTATCGACCACAATCACGGCCGGCCGCGATGGCAGGCCCATAACGGCCTCACGGACGCGCATGTAGCCGCCTGGGGTGTTCAGATCCTCGCCGGCCTTGGATAGCCACATATCAAGGTGCGCCGCGCCGTTGTGCAGCTTCCACGCCGCCAGACGGCCACGCAGGCCGTGGTGACCTTCGCCGGCCAGATAGACGACGGTTCCGGCAGTTACTCGATTAGCGCACCAGTCAGGCTTGCCGCTGGCGATGGAGAGGACCATATCCAGAACCACGAAAGTCTTGCCGCCGCCGCTTGGTCCGTGAACCATGATGAGCGCATCACGTTGCAGATGGTGCTTGATGAGCCAGCTAATCGGCGCGGGTTCCCGGCAGAAGTCGTCGGCCGGCACAAGATAGCCGCCCTCGGCCGGTGGATTGAGCAGGGCCGGCAGATCGCCGCCGTCGTTGACGTAATCGTTGACGTCCTGCCCTTGCGATGGTGGTATGACCAATGTAGCGCCGATTGCCTCGGCTGCTTTCTTTCCTTCTGTCTGACCTGTTCCGCTGGTGTCATTATCCGCCACGATGACAATGCGCGCCGTATCGCCGGCATATTCCCGCAATGCCTTAGCGGTCGCCGTCATGTTGCTGGCGCTGTACGCAATCGCTACCGGCTCGCCGGTTGTCTCAAAAATGGTCAGACCTGTTGCCACGCCTTCGGCCACATAATAGGTTGCTGCGCCTTGATGCTCGCCTATCAGCCATGAAGCGCCGGCCGTCCTGCCGCCTTTCAAGAACAGCTTTTGACCATCGGCCGCGATGTATTGCAGGCTGACTATCTCGCCGGCTATCAGCAGTGGCGCAATGAGCCGGCCATCTCCGGCAACCTTCAGGCCGTTGGCGCTGATCTGCTTGCGCACCAGGTACGGATGGTCGTCGCTCGCCTGGCTGGCGGACTCCCATATCTCGGCTGCTGTCTCTGCTGCGTCGGCTCGCTTCTCTGCCAGTTCACGCTCGCGGATGGCCTTCATCTCTGCCATGCGCCGGCTGTGTTCGATGCTCTCGCTCGCGGTCAGTTCGCGGCCAATGTCAGCCCTGAATGGCACATTAGAGCCGATACGCCAGTCCCCAAAACAGCCGGCAGGCACTTTGCCGCCATACAGAATGTACCAGCCTGCCTTGTCGTGGCTCTTGCCGTTAGTGCTGTATCGGTGCAACTGGCCATCGGCTTGCACGTATTCCGGGGGAACCATGCCAGCATCCATGATGGCCTGCTTGAATTGCAATTCTGGCGGATCAGGCTGCTTTGGCTGTGGCGGTGTAAAGGGCTGGCCCATCAGATCGACTATGTTCGCCATTTATGCGGCCTTCCTTGTCAGGTAGTCGGACAGCTTCTGTGCTGTCGTCATGGTCGGGTTTGTGTTTCGGCCTTCCTTTATGTCACGGATGGTTGCCGCTGACAGGCCGGTGATTGACGCAATGGCCGATGCGTTTCGGTCTTGCAGTAATTCGCGCATTTGTTCTATGGATAGCATTTTTCGAGACTCCGGTTTAACTTTTCGCACAATATACTGTTGACACGTTAGGTTGCAAGCGTTTATTGTGCGCACATGCCCGAACGGAATTACCCGACCGGGATACAACAGGACATACAATATGGCTATCAGTCTGAAGCGCACAGGCGGCTTGCACGCCTCTGGCGTTAAGTTTCTGGTGTACGGTCATGCAGGCGCTGGCAAAACATCGCTTATCGCTACCATGCCGGACCCGATCATCTTGTCAGCAGAAGGCGGACTTCTGTCTATTGCCGGCGCTGACCTTCCCTTTATCGAAATCAACTCGATGGAGTCCTTGCAGGAGGCTTATCGCTGGCTGTCAGAATCCAGCGAGGCGCATCCGTTTCAGTCCGTTGCACTCGACAGCATCAGCGAGATTGCCGAGGTGGTGCTCAACACTGAAAAGAAGCTGACCAAAGACCCGCGCCAAGCCTACGGGGCAATGCAAGAACAGATGACCGATATCATCCGTTCCTTTCGTGACCTGCCGGGCCGTCATGTGTATTTCTCCGCCAAGTGCGAGAAGTCGACAGATGAACAGGGCCGGGTGATGTATGCGCCGTCCATGCCGGGTAACAAGACTGGCCAGGCGCTGCCGTACTTCTTTGATGAGGTGCTTGCCTTGCGTGTCGAGAAAGGCGAGGACGGCCAGCCGGTGCGCGCCCTGATGACACAATCGGACGGGCTGTGGCAGGCAAAAGACCGCTCCGGCCGCCTGGATGCATGGGAAATGCCGGACCTTGGCGCAATCATTCGCAAGATCGGGGGTGAGTCGTGACATTCATCAAAGATGATTTGCCGTTCCTTGCCGCTCAGTGGATTGACGCCAAGGCAGAAGAAACAGCAGCACAAGAGCGCCGTCGGCAGATTGAGGACCAGATGGCAGAAGCTCTGCGCATCAATCCGGCCATCGAAGGTCAGCAGACGACAGAGGCTGCGGACTACAAGGCCAAGGTTACTTGCCGCATGACTCGCAAGGTTGACGCCGAAGCCTTGCAGGAACTGGCGCTGGAATCCGGCATCGGTCACGACACGCTGTCGGCTCTGTTCCGCTGGAAGCCAGAACTCAACATGAAGGAATGGAAAGCAGCATCCCCGGAAATAACCGGCGCCCTGGCCGGTGCAATCACAACCACGGCCGGTCGGCCATCTTTTGCAGTCGAACAGGAGCAATAACTCATGGCATTTCTCGATACCCCAATCAATGCAGCAGACCTTCCCGTCGGCCAGTCCGGAAACTTCGAACCGCTGCCGGCCGGTGATTACAGCGTTACGATTGAGTCAGCCGACGTCAATCCGACCAAGGACAACTCAGGCCAGTACATCAAGATGAAGATGAAGGTGAGCGGGCCAACTCATGTCGGCCGTACCATCTTTGCCAATCTGAACATCCGCAATAAGTCGCCAAAGGCTGAAGAAATTGGCCGGCAGCAGTTGGGCGACATCATGCGCGCTATCGGCCTGGCTAAGCTGTCGGATACTGACCAACTTGTCGGCGGTAGCCTTGTCGTCAAGCTCGCCATCAAGCCAGCAGATGGCCAGTATGAAGCCGGAAACGAGGTGAAGGCATACAAGGCTGGCAATGGTAGCGCCGCGCCTGCGCCGTCGTTCCCTGCGCCATCTAGTGCAGTCTCACAGCCTGCCAGCGCATCCGCCCCGCCTTGGGCAAAGAAGTAAGAGCAACCGGGGCCAGCAATGGCCCCATCTTTTCCCTCGCATGGAGCCTCACACCATGGCAGCAATTCCCCCGCCATCCGATACACTTGCCGACCGCATATACAAAGCACTGGAATCCGCCAGTGAGCCGAGTCGTGGCCACCTTGGCGCGTCACAGATCGGCCATCACTGTGACCGCTATCTGTGGCTGTCGTTCCGCTGGGCCTGCCCCGAGCAATTCCAGGGCCGCATCCTTCGCTTGTTCCGTCGTGGCCACAATGAGGAAGCCGGTGTAATTTCCGACCTTCGCGCCGCTGGCTGCGAGGTCATGGACGCAGACGGCACTGGCCGTCAGTACGGGTTTCGTGATGGCCACTTCGCTGGTTCGATTGACGGCATGGTCTTGGCTGGCATCCCAGAAGCCCCGACAAAGCCGCATGTCTTGGAAGCCAAGACGCACAGCCTGAAGTCGTTTAATGACGTCGTGGCCAAAGGCGTCAAGGCATCTAAGCCAATGCACTACGCCCAGATGCAGACCTACATGGCGCGAATGTCAGTTGACCGCGCCCTGTACTTCGCCGTCTGCAAAGACGATGACCGCATCTATACCGAGCGCGTCCGGCTGGATAAAGACGAAGCCGAAAGGCTGGCCGACCGCGCACAGCGCATCATTGCCAGCGAC